GACGTCGAACGCGGGGGAGGGCTCTCTCCGGTCCGCCCGGTTCAAAGACCCCGTGTCCTCACTCACTGTGACCCCTTCGGGAGGTGATCCACCATGGCAAGAGGCGGTGCCCGTGCCCGGTCCGGCCCTGCGCCCACGAGCCAGGAGCGGTCCCACAAGGCGAAGGCCAACGCAGAGGGGTGGACGACCCTCCCCGCTGAAGGCCGTGACGGCCCTCTTCCGGCCTTCCCTCTGGTCTCCCCGAACGATCGGGAGATGGACCTTTGGGAACGTCTCTGGGAGTCGCCCCAGGCGGTCATGTGGGAGACCCTTCACCTGGACTTTGAAGTGGCCTCCTACGTGCGGTTGCTCGCGCGCGCGGAGTCGCCCCGGTCCAGCGCGATCATCTGGGGTCAGGTCAAGATGGTGGCGGAGTCCCTGGGCCTCTCGGCCAACGGCATGGCCCGCAACCGCTGGACCGTGGCCAGCTCCGAGCCTGACGCCGACACTGACGCCCCCCTGGCCGCTGTCTCGGCTGTCGCGGACCTGTCCGCTCGCCTGAAGGCGGTCAGCGGTGAGTGATGCCCGCGTCCTGGTCGTGACCCTGGCGTGGATCGAACATCACGCGGTCATCCCTGACGGCTTCAGCCAGGGCCAGCGGTTCACGATGCTCCCCTGGCAATTGAAGGTCGCCAGCAACATGTACAGCGTCAAGGCTGACGCGGAGCTGGGCCAGAAGTCGACGGCCTTCGTCTACCGCCGTGCCCAGGTGATCATGCCCCAGAAGTCGGGCAAGGGCCCGTTCGCGGCGGCTGTCGTCCTGGCCGAAGCTGCCGGGCCCACTGTCTTCGCTGGCTTCGCCCAGGGCGGGGAGCGTTACCGCTGTCGCGACTACGGGTGCGCCTGCGGCTGGGAGTTCGTTTACGACCAGGGCGACCCTATGGGCGTCCCCCAGCCGACTCCCCTGATTCAGCTTCTGGCGACCTCTGAAGACCAGGTTGCCAACGTGTACCGGCCGCTGACGGCCATGATCAAGCACGGTCATCTGTCCGCCTTCATGAAGCCGCTGGAAGGCTTCGTGCGCGTGGGCGAAGAGGGCCGCATCGACGTCGTCACGTCGAGCGCTCAGAGCCGTCTCGGTAACCCGATCACGTTCGCGATTCAGGACGAGACGGGTACGTATACGGCCACGAACAAGATGATCAAAGTGGCGGAGACGATGCGTCGCGGTCTGGCCGGTATGTCTGGCCGGTCGATGGAGACTACGAACGCGTACGACCCGTCGGAGTACAGCACGGCCCAGAAGACGCACGAAGGCAGTGCGGAGGACGTGTACAGGTACTTCCCCCAGGCCCTCCCCACGCTGTCCTACCGGAACAAGCAGGAACGGCGCCGGATCCACAAGGCCGTTTACGCGGACTGCCCTCACATCGACCTGGACGCGATCGAAGCCGAAGCGGCGGAGCTACTGGAGTCTGACCCTGGTCAGGCGGAGCGCTTCTTCGGCAACCGCATCATGGCCGGTCACGGTTCCTGGCTGGAGGCAGCGCACTGGCTGTCGCGCGCCAGTGATCAGGAGGCCCCGAAGCCGTCCCCCTACAAGCTCATGAAGGTCCCGATCGTGCTCGGTTTCGACGGGTCCGACTCGGACGACTGGACGGGTATTCGCGCGGAGACGCTCGAAGGCTTCCAGTTCACGCCGACGTACGGCCCCTCCAACCGGCCCACGATCTGGGATCCGGCGGAGTGGGGCGGCCAGGTTCCCCGCCTGGAGGTTGACGCGGCGGTGGATCAACTCATGCGCACGTACGACGTGAAGCTCATGTACTGCGACCCCCCGTATTGGGAGTCCGAAGTGGACAAGTGGGCGGAGCGCTACGGGGACCGCAAGGTGATCCGCTGGCACACGCGCCGACCGGTCCAGATGCACGCCGCCGCTGAGCGGCTGAAGACGGACTGTCTGAAGCGTGACTCCACGTTCACGCATGACGGGTGCCAGATCACTGAGCGGCACATCTTCAACGCCCGTATGGCGGCCCGGCCTTCGGATCGGTACGTCCTGGCGAAGCCGGAGCACAAACGAAAGATTGACTTGGCCGTGGTGTCTGTCCTGACCCACGAAGCAGCGTCCGACGCGATTGCGGCTGGCCTCCTGAAACGGAAGCCGCTGTACATGTCGGCATGACCCAGGAAGGGGGCGCCGTGGCGACGTATGAGCAAGCGCTGGCGCTGGTCCAGCGTCTCGAAGATGAGCTGTTGTCTCGGCGCCCGATGATCGAGCGGAACTCCAGGTACTACCGGGGGGACCACCCGCTGACGTTCGCGTCCGAACAGTTCCAGAAGTTCCACGGGGACCGCTACAAGGGGTTCGCGGACAACTGGACCCAGGTCGTGTCTGACGCCCCTGTTGAGCGTCTGACCGTGAACGGCATCAAGCCGTCTGGGATGACGGAGGCTGACAAGGATCTGTGGCGTGTCTGGCAGGTGAACGGTCTGGACACGGACTCCCAGTTGGGGTTCCTGGGTGCGGTCAATTCGGCCCGCTCCTTCGTCCTGGTCTGGGGTGACCCTGACGACCCGGACACGCCGGAGGTGACCTTCGAGGATGCCTCTCAGTGCATCGTGGCGTACGTGCCTGGCTCGCGTCGGAGGCGTAGGGCCGCACTGAAGCGCTGGGATGACGGTGCCGCCTCGTACGCCACGCTGTACCTGCCGGACGAAGTCTGGAAGTTCCATCGTCCGATCCTGGGTGTCAGCTCGAAGTCTGCGCAGGAAAAGGCGATTGACGAAGAGCTGAACCGCTGGGACCTCCGCGACATGGGAGACGAACCGAACCCCCAGCCCAACCCCATGGGCGTGGTGCCGATGGTGGAGCTTCCGAACCGTCCGACGCTGACGGAGGAGCCCATCAGTGACATCACGGGTGTGGTGTCCATGCAGGACGCCGTAAACCTCCTGTGGGCCCAGCTCTTCACGGCCGCTGACTACGCCTCCTTCCCCCAGCGAATCGTCCTGGGAGCGGAGGTCCCGGAGATTCCGATCCTGGACAGCGAGGGCAAGATCGTGGGCTCCCGTCCGGTGGACCTGGAGCGTTTCGCGGTCGACCGCGTCATGTTCTTCACGGGCGATGACGTCAAGGTGACTGAGTGGACTGCCGCCAACCTGGAGGCGTACACGGGGGTCATGGAAGTTGCGGTGGGACACATCGCGGCGCAGACGCGTACGCCTGCCCACTACCTCATTGGCAAGATGGCGAACCTGTCCGGTGACGCCCTCCTGGCCGCTGAGACTGGCCTGGTCAAGCGCGTGGATGAGAAGCAACTGTGGTTCGGCCAGGCCATCCGAGAGATGTTCCGGCTGATCGCGCTGGCCATGGGCAATGACTCCCAGGCTGCAAGCGTTGCTGCGGGCCAGGTCCTTTGGGCTGACGCGGAGTCGCGTTCACACGCCCAGCTCGCTGACGCCCTCACGAAGCTGAAGCAGATCGGTTTCCCCTTCGAGTTCCTGGCGCTGCGGTACGGCCTGACGCCGACCGAAGTTGCTGACCTCCTCTCCATGCGTGAGCGGGAGATGGAGCTGGACCCGCTGGGGGCCGCTACCGCACTGATGGCCCGTTCGCCAGACGCCCCGAGTGAGGCGGCTGGCCCGATCGAGTAGGGGGCCCCGTGGCACGCAAGGCCCCGAAGAACATGACGGACCCCGAGCTGTTCAAGATCCTCGGGGAGTTGGACAACGCAGCCGCGAAGGTCGCTGACGCGCACTCCTGGGACTTCGAACACCCCGACGTCGTGGCGGCCAACGCTGCGGCGGAGGAGGCGAAGGCCCCGTACCTGGCGGAGCTATCCCGCCGCCAGGGTGAGCGTGACGCCGCGAAGAAGGCGAAGCAGGATGCGGCCCAGGCTGAGAAGGACCAGAAGGCCCTTACGAAGCGCCGGAACGCTGCGGCTGGCCGGAAGTACAACCCGGACCCGGAGGACCTGGAGAAGGTTCTCCTGGAGGCCCTGGAGGGTGTCCACCGGGCCATTCGGGACGGCGAAGACGAAGGCCACTACTGGCCGATCTGGCTTCGCGACCGGACCCGTAAGCAGCAACAGGCCATTCGTGACCTGACTGCCGAAGGCTTCCTTCAGAACGTGGGGCGTGGCGCCAGGTCGATGATGACCATGCGCAACGTGGAGGCGTTCGGCGGCCAGACGTTCACGATCACGCCGGAGGGTGAAGCACACCTTCGGGAGATCCTGACGGCCCAGGGCAAGCCCTACCCGGCTACTCCGCCGCGTGGCAAAAAGAAGCCTGAAGAGCCCCGCCGGGTAGCTCCGCCGCTTCGTACTCCGTCGCCGGTGGAGCCGGACAGGCCCTCCACGGCCCGTGTGGCTCCCGCCCAGGGCACGACCCTGACACGTACGCCTGACGCGCCCAAGACGGCCGCAGGCGCCCGCGTGACGCGCTCCCGACTCCCCCAGGCCCACCAGGTCCAGCGGGAGCGTCTGGCGGCTTCTACGGCCCGCCTGGCGGTTCGGGAGTGGAAAGAGGTCGATGTCCACAACCTGGCCAGGGACTGGAACCGTCGCGTTCACCGTGTGGCGGCCCTGGTGTCTGCCGGTCAACTGGCCGCCGCAAGGCAGGCTGACCCGTACCTGGCCGCCCTCCTGGAGGACATGGAGACCCTGGGCACGTTCGTGCCTGAGTCCCTGGTGGGCGTCTCGTCTGACGGCCGTGACCTCACGGACCTTCTGATGGCCCCCGTGTGGAACGCCCTCTCTGCGCTGGCGAAGGGCGCGAACCTGGTGGCCGCCCTGGCTTCCGGCCAGGCCCTCTTGGATCTCCTGTCCCGAACGATGGTGGCTGACGCTGGCCGGGCCGCTGACCTGGTGGCGATGGCCGCCCGTCCGGGCATCACGTCGTACGTGCGCGTGGTGGAGCTTCCCGCGTGTGCGCGCTGCCTGATCCTCGCGGGCCAGGAGTACGGCATCTCTGAAGCCTTCCAGCGGCATCCGCGCTGCGACTGCGGCATGGAGCCGGTCACGAAGAACTACAAGCCGACTCCGACCAGTCCGAAGGACGTCTTCGACCGCATGACCGATGCCCAGAGGCGCAAGGCTTTTGGGGAGAAGGCCGTGGAGGCGATCGAAGCCGGATCCGACATTGCCCAGGTCGTGAACGCACGCCGTGGCATGACGACGGCTACGCGCTACCGCAAGACGGTGAAGGCGACCACTGAAGGTCAGACGAAGCGGGGTTTCTCCCGCAAGCGGCGCCGCAACGGTGCCATCCGTCTGATGCCTGAAGAGGTCATGCGCATAGCTGGCGATGACCGTGAGAAGGCCGTCTATCTGCTGAAGCGGAACGGCTACCTGATCTGACCCCGCCGCAATGGCGAACCCCCTGACCCCGCAATGGAGTTGACGATGCCTGAAGCACCCGAGAGCACCCCTTCCGCCGAGACGCCCACCGTGGACGCGTCCGTGGAGGAGACCCCGAACCTGGAGTCTGGCCAGGGCGACGCCGACGCGGGCAGTGAGGCCCTGGGCGACGCCGGTAAGAAGGCCCTGGACGCCATGAAGGCCCGCTGGAAGTCGGAGCGGGACGCACGCCGGAAGCTGGAGGCGGAGCGGGAGGAGTCCCGTACTCCGAAGTCCGGCGACACTGACCAGCCTGACGCCGCTGAGATCAAGCGCCAGGCCACCCGCGAGGCGAACGCGAAGGCGAACGCTCGCATCCTTCGATCGGAGATCAAGGCGGCTGCCGCTGGCAAGCTGGCCGACCCGTCGGACGCCCTGGCGTACCTGGACCCGAAGTCGTTCGAAGTGGACGACAACGGGGACGTGGACGCCGAGGACCTCCGCGACGCGATCGAAGACCTGTTGACTCGGAAGCCGTACCTGGCCGCAAAGGCTGTGTCTCGCTTCCAGGGCACCGGAGACGGTGGAGCCGCGCGCAAGGCGTCGGGCCCGTCCCAGCTGACCCGTACGGACCTGAAGGGCATGTCCCCCGCCGCCATCGCCAAGGCGAAGACGGACGGGCGCCTGAACAAGGTCCTCGGCATCACCACCTGACCCCCTGACACTAGGAACCCACAATGGCTGTAGACACTTTCGTCCCCGAGATCTGGGCCGCAGACCTCTTCGTGGCGCTGCGCGGTGCCACCGTGTTCGCCCAGGGCGGCATCATCAACCGGGACTATGAGGGCGACATCGCCCAGTACGGCGACACCGTTCACATCGGTTCGCTCTCCCGCCCGACCATCAGCACGTACACGAAGAACTCCACGGTCATCGACCCGCAGACGCTGACCACCACGGATCAGACGCTCCTCGTCGACCAGTCCAAGTACTTCGCCTTCGAGGTCGACGACGTGGACGCGCGCCAGGCCCGCGACGGCGGCCAGCTCCTGAACAAGGCGGCTGAAGACGCTGCGTTCGGCCTGACCGACGCCACGGACCTCTTCCTGGCGTCGCTCATGACCACGAGCGCGGGCAACGTCATCGCGGCCGGTGACGCTGCGACGGCTGACGCCGCGTACAAGATCGTGCTTGCCCTGAAGGTCAAGCTGGACAAGGCGAAGATCCCTGCGCAGGGCCGCTTCCTGGTCGTGTCGCCGGAGTTCCACGCGCTCCTCCTCCAGGACAACCGCTTCATCGACGCGGCTTCGTACGGCAGCAACACGCCGATCATGAACGGTGAGGTTGGCCGCGTCCTGGGCTTCCCGGTGACCGTCTCCCTGAACCTGCCGGGCGGCACCGCTGGCACCCCGCCGGAGGTCTCCAACTTCGTCGTGGCCGGTCACCCGATGGCCACCACCTACGCGGACCAGATCTCCAAGGTGGAGGCGTACCGCCCGCAGAACTCCTTCAGCGACGCGATCAAGGGTCTCCACCTGTACGGCGCGAAGGTCGTTCGTCCGGAGGCTCTCGCGGTCATGGACGTTGACGTCACTTCGGGCCTGCCTGTCTGACCTGACGAGTAAGGGGCCGCTGGCCTGACCTGGCTGGCGGCCCCGCCCGTTCCCTACCGCACCACCACCTAGGAGTCCCCCATGGCCCTTGTGCCTGTCGAGATCGTGAACAACCAGAACCAGACTGTCCGCCTCTCGCTGGAGAAGGACGGCGAAGAGATCGAGTACCTGGAGGCCCGCGTTCGGCGCGCTGACCTGAAGTCCGTAAAGGTCCTTCCCGCGCCT